GGAACTAACGTTGTAAAACTTTCTGAACAAAGAAATTGGAGAGTAATTTCAGCAGCAGAAACAGTTCAAGCTGGTGCTCAATGTTTAGTAAACACAAATGGTGGAGCTGTAACAGTTACACTACCCGCATCNCCTGCTACTGGAGATGAAGTATCCTTCATGGATCAGGGTTATGATTTTNATTCAAACGCATTAACTGTTGGACGAAATGGATCTAACATTACTAATGCAGCAGCTGACCTAGTAGTAAACACACAAGGGGCTGGATTTTCATTAGTTTACTCTGGAGACGCTACTACTGGTTGGACATATAGGGAGAAATAATCCATGGCTAACTATGAAGCAACGCGATACGACTTTGACGGTGCTAGTCTTACTGACATACAAGGTCTTAATACAGGTTTAATTATACCTTGGACGACATCCTCAGCGCCAACAGGTTTCTTGGAATGTGATGGTTCTAATGTGTCTAGATCTACTTACTCTGTTTTATTTGGAGTGATAGGTACAACCTATGGAGCTGGAGACGGTGCCAGCACGTTTGGGTTACCAGATTTTCAAGACAATTGCTGTTTAAGTAAATCTCCAACTAAAGCTTTAGCTTCAACTGGTGGAGCAAACACTGTGACTTCTACTGGAAATATTACCGGTAATTTAGGAAATACCACAATTAGTGCGCCAACCATGGCAAGTCACACTCACCCTTTTACCGCTGGATCTAATAGTAATACTAATAATGGTAGTTTGTTTAATGTAAACTATGGTCAACCATATAACATGAGTGCAGTAAATTTTAACGACACTGGTGGTGGTGGAGCTCACGACCATTCTTTATCAGCTAACTTTACAGGTGATGCAACTTCAGTCTTGCAACCCTATCTAACACTAATGTATATAATTAAAACGTAGAGAAATTATGGCAAATTACGAAGCTACAAAATATGATTTTACAGGAGCAAACCTTACAGGTATTGATTTAGTTAATACAGGACTAATTATACCTTGGAGTGATTCTTCAATTCCATCAGGATTTTTAGAATGTAATGGTCAAGCAGTTTCTAGAAGTACTTATTCTGCATTGTTTGCAGTTATAGGTACAACTTATGGCGCTGGTGATGGTGCATCAACTTTTCTTGTTCCTGATTTACAAGATAATGTCCCTGTGGGAAGATCACCAGGCAAAGCTCTCGCTTCAACTGGTGGAGCAAATACTGTAGCTACTAGTGGAGCTATTGGTGGAAACGCTGCTAACCATACTTTATCAAGTCCAGAAATAGCTAGTCACTCACACAATGTTAACTGGTCTCAAAAAAATGCTAGTGGAAATAGTTTTGGAAGAGCGCCTGCAACCGGATTTACCTCAGGTAGCACCGGTGGAGGAGGATCTCACACTCACTCTTTATCAGCTAACTTTACAGGTGGATCTGATTCAGTTGTACAACCTTTTTTAACAATGATATATATAATTAAAACTTAATATTATGGCAAATTACGAAGCAACAAGATATGATTTTAGTGGAACTAACATTCAAGGATTAGTAGGTGTATCTACAGGTTCTGTTATTCCTTGGGGATCTACCTCTATTCCATCAGGTTTTTTAGAGTGTGATGGAAGCGCTGTCTCTAGATCAACCTATGCTACACTCTTTGGAGTTATATCAACTACTTATGGAGCTGGTGATGGTGCTAGTACTTTTAATGTTCCCAACATTGCGGATAACGTCGTAGTTGGTAAATCTAGCGGTAAAGCTATAGCATCAACGGGTGGTGCAAACACTGTGACTTCCACTGGAAACGTTTCTGGAAACGCAGCAAATACAACTCTTTCTACATCACAGCTGCCTGGTCACTCTCACCCAGCGACTGGTAGATCTGCTAATCACCAGGCGCACGCACAAAATAACTCAGGTGGAGCACCTCAATATCCCAACAGTAATAGTAATTCTGGAAATTCTGGTGGCGGTGGCGCTCACTCTCATGGTTTATCGGGTACTTTTACAGGTAATGCAACTTCAGTGTTGCAACCTTATTTAACTGTGATATATATTATTAAAACGTAAGGAGATATTTTTATGGCTAAACATGGTTTATGGAGTGTTATCGTCGAAGATAAAACAATTGTAAAAAAGAATGGAGAGTTTTCTCCTACAAATCCTATGGGTCATACGATAAAAAATCATGATTCATTTTGGGCAGATGCAAAATGGAGCAATGTTCACGCTATCCAATTTACAGATGATGGAGTAGATAACGATCAAGTAGAGTATAACGACGGCACACCTAATGGTGTATATGATGCAAGTATTTTAGGAGATTTTAGATCTCAATTTATAACTAAATTTGATGAAGCTCATTTAGTTCACCTTCAAGAACAATGGGATCAAGATCAAGTTAGATCAACAGAATTCGTAGAGCGTACAAGAGACGATGGTGTAGTAGTACGTCAAATGTCAGAATTAGACGAAAGCGAAGAGGATCAAATAGCAAGAAAAGGTCCACGTCCTACTTCTTATTCTTCTTAAGGCTGAATCAATAACCAAGAAGTTAAAATATATTTTTCACCTGATAAAGGTGGATTCCCTCTATGCACGTAAGGAAAATGTGCAGGCCATATAACTATTCTACCAGTTTTAGGTTGAACTCTTTTTGAAAAATATAAAAACTCTGTTTCTCCACCTTCTTCTACATCATTTAGGTATATAGAAAAAACTAAACCTCTTTGTAATCCTTCTACTCCCATTCCTCCTCCCCATTCAGTATGCCATACATGGTATCCTTCTTTAGGAAGAGTCTTTTGTATTTTCATTACAGTGTACATAAAATCACTATGGAATTCATTTATATCAGTTTGCCTAATATATTCTTTAAGGGCCATATCAAAGTTTATGATAGTAGTTTTGATTTCATTNTGAAATATTAATTTATCATCATTATATGGATTAACATCTAAGGCAGCATCTTTTTTAGAATGATTTCCTCTGTTTTCAGTAGAAAGTCTTGTATAAGTTTTCATCATTTTTTGATGATTATCAAAAGTATCTATAAGATCTTTACATTCTTTTTTTGGTATAAAATTATCAAAGACTCCTATGAAATCTTCAACGTTATATGTTTTTTCCATTATTGTGCTTCCTTTGTTGGTTGGTCGTTTTGATGATGGGTAAAAGGTCCATCCTGATCTACGTAATGAAAGAATACTTGTGCATTAGCATCGTCCTTAAATATTCCTCTGCCATGAGGAATATCACAACCCATGTACACAACAGCATCTCCTTCATTCATTGTAATCCATTCTTTATTCATTTGAATAGGCCATTCTTTACTTTGTTGTATACAAGCTGTTACACTNATTTCACAAGAAGGTCTATCAGTATGCTTTGTTAATCTGCTTCCATAAACATAATATCTCCAGTAACTATATGATTTAAGCAATTTTAAATTAACGTGTTTTTCTATAAACTCTCGTTTTAATTCATGAAAATATCTCATTAAAGAATCATTATAAAAACAAGGTGTAAGATTAGAAGCAACAGGATTGCTTTGTTCTACCTGCCAATTTTCATCTAATCGTAATAAACAATATTGTTGTAATAAATCTAATTCTTTTCTTGAAAAAAAATTTTTAATTAGTTTATATTTAAAATCTCTTATAGTAGCCATGACACGATGCTATATCTTACTCCTTTTGTTATTGGTTCTATTGCATGAGGAAATAGAAAAGTGCTAGGAAAAAAAATAATAGTTCCGGTTTTACACTTAACTCTTTTATATTCTTTTTTATTCATAGGATTAAAGAAAACTAAATCTCCTCCTTTGTAATCATCATTTAAATTTATTATACAACTTAAAGTTCTATATGCACCAGTATCATTGTCCACATGAATTTCATATTTACCGCCAGGTTTATATTTAAGTAAGTCCACCTGGTTTAGTTTACGGGCCTTATTAAAAGAAAATTTAACATTATAGTTTGGAAGGTAAGTAAATATTATATTCATTATATGTCTAAAATAAATTTTGTCTGATATTGAAGTATCGTTCAAAGTAAAACCATTTACGTTTCTAATGTCTTTATCAATATCCCCTTTGTTTCCTTGACCTCTTATCATCATAGGTTTATTGGCTCTGTGTTCTATATATTTAATTATATTTTTACGCATCTCCTCATTTAAGCCTATATTTAAAACTATTATGGATTCATCTAAATTCATATTATTTTTTCTGTTTTACTCTCTTTACATAATCAAAATTATTTTTTGATTCAATATTAAATATTAGACTATATCTATTTTCTTCATCTGTAGATTTTTCAAAACCATGTATTATTTCTGCAGGTAAAATATAATAATCGCCAGGTTGAGGAGTTATTCTTATATTTAATTCAGGTAAAATTAAATCACAGCCTTCGGTTAAATACAAAATTCCATGCACACAAGAGTGTGTGTGATAGTCTAAACTATCTCCTTTTTTGATTTCATTACCCCATGCATTTGAAATGTTTTGTCTTTCAAAAAAATGTTTAAATATATGTTCATGTGTAGTTTGATATTTATTTATTATGTGAACCATAAAATTAGTAAACTTTTCATCCTCTACAAAATGACACCAGTCGGTCATGCCACCTTTTACATTAGTATAGTTCTCCATTTTAGGATCTATATTTTTTCTTGTCTCTATCATAAAATAATTTAATACCTCTGGATAAGGATAATTCCCATATATTATATTTACGACTCTAGGATAAGTTACAGACAGACTATTTTTATGTTCATTTGTGGGGTCTGGTTTTAATATGCTAAACATTTAGGCTCTTTCATTCTTTAAAAAACTATTGTATATTGCATTATATGCTACAAAAATTAAATTTCAAGGCTGGTTTCAATAAACAAGATACAGAATCTGGCGCCGAAGGTCAATGGACAGACGGTGATTTTGTTAGATTTAGGTATGGTTTGCCAGAAAAAATAGGTGGCTGGTCTCAACTAACAATTGGATCTAAAACTTTACCGGGAGCTGCAAGAGCTCAGGTAGCTTTTTCTAGTTTTGCAGGAGAAAAATATACAGCGATTGGAACTTCACAGGGATTATTTTTATATTTTGGAAATGATTTTTATGACATCACTCCATTAGATACGGCTATTACTGGTGGAACTTTAACCACTGTTAACAATTCAAATACTGTAACAATAAACAAAGGTTCTCATGGATTAGAGGTAGGAAGATATGTAACCTTATCTGCAGTAACGGTAACAGGAGCCAGTGCTTATACAGCTGCTGATTTAGAAAAAGTCTATGAAATATTAACAGTACCTGACGTAGACAAATTTACTGTTCAAGCATCAAGCGTAGAAACAGGTTCTGGAATGACGGCAGCAGGAGCTGTTACTGTTAATCCATACGTAACTGTTGGACCCACTACTCAAACAACCGGCTTTGGTTGGGGAACATCAACTTGGAATACTTCAACATGGGGAACCGCTAGATCTACTAGTTCAGTAATTCTTGATCCAGGTAATTGGAGTCTTGATAACTTTGGTCAGGTTTTAGTCGCTACTATATTTGATGGTCAAACTTTTACATGGAATGCAGGCGCTTCCAATGCTCGAACTATTAGAGCTTCTAAAACAACTTCAAACTTTCAAACTACAAATAATCCTACATCAACTAGATTTACATTAGTATCAGACAGGGATAGACATTTGTTTCACTTTGGAACTGAAACAACAATTGGTGATGCAACGTCACAAGATCCTATGTTCGTAAGATTTTCTAATCAAGAGGATCTTAATACATATGCACCCACAGCCACTAACACGGCAGGGACTTTTAGATTAGATACGGGAAATGAGATAAGGGCTGCTCTTCAAGGAAAAGATTATGTCTTTGTATTAACAGATTTAGCTGCTTATGTAATACAGTTTGTTGGACCACCATTTACATTTTCTGTTAGACAAGTCGGAACTAATTGTGGATGTATTAGTCAACATGCAGCGACCTATGCTAACGGAGCTGTTTGGTGGATGGGAGCAGAAGGTGGTTTCTTTGCATACGACGGAACAGTAAAATCATTACCATCTTTAGTAGAAGACTTTGTATTTACAACAGATGGAACTAATCTTGGACTAAACTTTAATTCAAGAGACGTTGTTTTTTCTGGCCCAAATAATTTATACACTGAAGTAAATTGGTTTTATCCAAAATCAGGTTCTGAACAAATTGATAGATGTGTTACTTATAATTATTCAGAAAATGTTTGGACTACTTCATCATTAGACAGAACTACATATCAAGATCAAGGAGTATTTGATGCACCTTATGCTACCGACTATGAGAACACATCTACACCTGTCTTCCCTGATATTCTAGGAATTACTAATAAGTATGGAGCTTCTATTTATTATGAACATGAGACAGGAACGGATCAAGTAGATAGCACCGGTAATACGGCCATACCTGCATTTATTAGATCTGGGGACTATGACATTACAGCTAGAAAAAGTGCTCTGGGTCAACAAACTGGGGTTGCTGATTTTAGAGGAGATGGTGAGTTTATTATGTCTGTTAAAAGATTTATACCTGATTTTAAATACCAAACAGGGAATGCAAAGATAACTTTATTTGTTAGTGATTTCCCTGACGATACCCCTGTAAGTTCTCCACTAGGGCCCTTTACAGTCACAACATCTACTGATAAGGTAGATACTCGGGCAAGAGGGAGATTGGTATCTCTCAAAATAGAAAACGATTCAACAGGTGAAACCTGGAGATATGGCACTCTAAGATTAGATGCTCAACCAGATGGAAGAAGATAGTGGCAAATACTTTATTTGATTTAGCGCAAAAATATTTAAATCAGGGTTTACCTGATATAGGTGGTATTTTTCCTCCACCTCCTGCCACTATACAACCTGTTCCTATAGATCCTATTGTTACAAAACCTTTAGTCCCTGGCGGTATTACAAATTTAGAAAGAGGAGATGGTCGATTGGATATCTCTCCTTTTCGTCAAGACCCAAGAGTAGCTGCAGCATACGAAGCATTCGAGAGAAATAAACAATTAGAATCCATGGATATAAATGATCCGTTTAAAGGTGAAATAAGTTTAGAAGGAGCTTATTATGGGGACATGCCAGAATTTGATGACAGCATTGGTCAACAAACCTTTGGTGGTAAATTTAAAGAAGATATACGTAAATTATATAATAATCCACTTGTTCAAGCATTCTCACCTAGCACTTATATTAAGATGGGCCTTGAAGGTTTAAGGAATTTCTTACCTGTTAACAGAAGAGCAATAGCAGAAAATATTGGTGCCAACTTAGGAATTAGAACTGACAGCATTGGTAGAATAGTTAACACGGGTGACTATAACGATCCTAGTAATGTTATGGCTGGGTATGGTTTAAATAATCTAAAACAAGAAACCATTGATAAAAGAATAGATACTGTTTCTAATACATTAAAAAGACAAGGCTTATCTCAAGCACAAATAAATGACATACTTTCAGGTGAACTTTCATCTGAAGATTTTAGTGTAGAAGATTATCCAGAGTTAAGATTGCCTACAGGACAAATTAGTAATAACATAGACAAACTTAGAGCTATTAAACTATTTTCAGATCAAAATAAATTTATACAAAAAAGCGCAGACGTCAGTGCTATGAGACAAAAATTAGATAGAGAAAAAGATACTGGTCCTATTGGTGCTCGTATAACACCTCCAGGTCCAAACACAGATGAGGAAAGAGGCAGACCAGATAGATCTATGGGTATGAGAGATACGTCTGCAGCAACCTCTGCAAGAGATAGAGCTATGGGTTCAGCTGGTAAATTATCGGGACCACCAAGAAGCGCGAGATTTAGATAATGGCTAAGATAACTAATTATATACCAGAGCCTAAAGAAAAATATGAAGTAGAAAACCAAAGACAAATCATTGAATCTTTGACTACTATGAAACAACAACTTAATTTTGCTTTTCAAGAAGATTTAAAAAACGAACAAGATGCTTTTAATTATTTCATGTCATGAGTATACAATACAAAAATGCTATCAAGTCTTTAGGAGACACTAATCTAAACACTGTTTTAACTATTTCTACATCAGCTGTAGCAATTATTAAAAGTGTTTATTTTACTAACTCTAGCACTGGAACTATTATGTGTAATGCTTCTATGAGAGATAGTTCTGCAAGCACAGATATAGAATTTTTTAGAGATAGTATGGCAGGTTCTAGTCAGGTAAATGCTACACCTTCAGGCTTGAATTTAGAAGCAGGAGATGCTATAAAAGCACAAGCAGCTTCAGCGAGCAGAATAACAGTTGTTGTAAGTTATGCTTTAATAAATAGAGAGAATGAAAACGGATAATATTATAAAGATTGATTGTACGACTATAACAACCTATAGGAATACAAAAACTGGAGAAGTATATAAAGAAAAGAAAGATGGCCCAGACATTGTTCAAGATGTTACTGTTCAAGTTTCTAACAAAGGTCTAGCTGTATTTCAGAAAGTAATGAATCAAAGTAATGATAAAAGTAGTAAGTAACGTACTAACTAAACAAGAATTATTAAGTTTATATAAAGGTCTATTAGACACTAGTTTCTGGAATATAAATGTTAATGCTGTAAAAATAAATAACTCTAACGTATATCCTAATCTTTATCCAGGTGTTGAATTATTAAGAAATGGTGAGCCAGTTCAAAATAATCCATATTGGATTGGTTACTTTAGTTGTCTATTTGATAGAATAAACCAAAAGCTATTAGAGCAACATAACTTTACCATGAGTCGTAATATAGATAGAATACGTCTTAATGCTCAAGACAGAGATAGAGAAGTAGACTTTCATGTAGACAATCAAACAAATGAAACATTAAGTATAGTAGGATTTCTTACACCTGATTGGGCATCAGATTGGAAAGGTGGTTTAAATGTAGAAGGAAAAACTTATGAATATAAACCCGGTGAATTTATAGTTTTTGATTCTAACCTTATGCATAAACCAGAAACATTTATAAAACAAAACCTATATTGGAGGATATCAGTAAATTATGTTATTAAGAAATCACACACCTAGAGGTGGAACTGAATTACAGTACGAATATTTAGAAAAGTACGTTGATAAAAATTTATTAGATCAAGTACAGATATGTACTTCGGTACCAGAAAAAATACCATTACATCCTGTTAAACCAAATATTCTTTGGCAAAAAAATTCTTATGATCAACCTAACTTAGCGCCTTGGTTTAAAAACCCTGCTAACCATAGCAAGTATGATTGGTATGTTTTTAACTCTCATTGGACGTATGAAAAATTTAGATATATCTTTAACCTGCCTACCAATAGATGTGTTGTCATAAAAAATGGTATAGATAAAATTGAAAAATCTCAACCGTATGAAAAAGGTAAACCACTTAAGATTATACACCAAAATACACCCTGGCGAGGTTTGTCTGTTTTATTAGGGGCAATGCAATTGGTCAAAAATCCTATGATAAGTTTGGATGTATATTCTTCAACAGAAGTTTATGGAAAAAATTTTTATGATAACAATGACAAGCATTACAAAGAACTATATGAACAAGCAGAGAGTTTACCTAACGTAAACTATATAGGCTATAAACCAAATCAATACATAAAAGATAATTTAAAAAATTATCATATGTATGTATATCCTAGTATATTTGAAGAAACTTTTTGCATATCTTTGCTAGAATCTATGGCAGCTGGGCTGTATTGTATTACCACTGATTTAGGTGCTCTATATGAAACTGGAGCTGAGTTTCCAATGTATATACCTTATGATAGTAACTACGAGGCTTTAGCTCAAAAATTTGGTTTTGCTATAGAAAGAGCTGCTGAAAAAATACACCAGAAACAAATACTTAATCATTTAGAATCTCAATCTCATTATGCACACATATATTACAGTTGGAAAAAAATTGGATATCAGTGGGAGACTTTTTTAAAAGGAGTGCTAGATGCAAAATCCAAATAAACCTATATGGTTTAGACAACCCGTGAAAGATACTAATGTTACAACAATTAATCTAGGTAGGTCCCCACATAAAATTATGGTGTGTACTCCAGTGCATAGTGATGTTTCTATGCATTATTGTCAGGCTGTGTTGAAGTTTCAACAAGAAGCAATAATGAAAAATATGTTAGTTAGTTTTACCTTAATGAAATCTTCTTTGGTTACTCAAGGTAGAAATCTATGCGTAGCTGAAATGTTAAATCATGAAGATGGTTATACACATTTATTATTTATAGACTCTGACATTGATTTTAATTTTAGCACTATCGAAAAAATGTTGGCTGCAGATAAAGATGTTATATCATGTCCTTACCCAATGAAGTCTTTTGATTGGGAAAAGGTATGGCTACAGAAAGATCAAGCTAAAGAAGCAGACGATCTTAAAAAACCTGGGTATACGTTCCCTTTAAAATTAGGGGACCAAGATAATATACACTCAGAAAAAGGCGTAGTAGAAGTAACACATGCTCCTACAGGATGTATGTTAATTAAAAGAACTGTACTTGAAAAGATGATTAATCATCACCCTGAACTAGAGATATTTCAACCTACTAATATAAATGGTAAAGAGGTTAAAAAACAAAACTTTTATAACTTTTTTGACACGATTCATGATCCAGGCACCAAGCGTTACTTTGGAGAAGACTTTGGTTTCTGTCAAAGATGGAGTGATATGGGTGGTAAAATACACATATATATTATGGACTACATAACCCATGTAGGTGAATATCAATACTGCGGAAGGTTCTTTGATAATCTAAAACCAGCTATTGACGATCAGAAAAAAATCAAATAAAGTGTGATATTTCAGGATATCTACGCCTGCTCTTAACTTTAAATTAGACAATATTATGGCAATATCAAGAATGCAGGAACCCAGACAACTATACGGATTAGGAAGCTTAGTAAAAAGCATTGGTAAAGGTGTTAAGAAACTTATTAAATCCCCTGTAGGTAAAGGTTTATTATTAGCTGGTGGTTTTGGACTAGCAGGTATGGGGCCTTTTGCAGGCCTGGGTAAGACTGCACTAGGAACTAAATTATTTGGAGTGCCTGGAGTACCTGATGCTATAGGTAAAGAAGGTATATTAAGTGGTCTTATAAGTAAATTTAAAGGTGCCGGAACAGGAACTAAGCTAGGAATAGGTGGTAGTCTTGTAAGTTTATTATTAGCAGATGGATTTAGCGGCGATGAAGTAAAAGCTATTACTCAAGACAAAGAAGCAGTAGCAAGATATTTAAAAGATTATTACACAAAATTAAATCCAGACGCATCTGAAGACGATGTAGCAGAATTTGTAGAAACTAATACAATTGAGTATAAAGCTGACGGTGGCAGAATGGGTTATGCTGAAGGTAGTAGAAGATCTAAATATGACTCTACAGGCGGAGGTTTAGCATCAAGTTCAAAATCTAAAGATATTAGTCGTGGACCAGGTGGTGGTGGTAGAGATGATAGAATTCAATTAGCAGAACTTTCAAAAAAACAATTAAATTTTTTAAATCAACCTATAACTCAAAAAAGTTTAAGAGATTCTTCTTTTGGACTTACTCCTAAACAAATATTTGATAAATTACCTTCTTATGAAGAAAAACCTTTTTTTAGTCCTAACCAAGAACCAACAACTGAAGATGAGTTTAATGAATATCTAAAATCAATCGGTGTTACTCAAATGGTAGCTGACGGTGGTCGTATAGGTTTAAAAGACGGTCCCAAAAAATATATGTTTAATGACGTATTAAGAGAACCTATGTCTGAACTTGAAAGAGTTTCTGTAGGAAATCCAGGTACAAAAGAAATGTATGAATCTGAGATATTAGAAATGTTAGCTCAAAATAGAGATCAAGGTAGGATTAAAAGGCCTAGAAAAAAACAAAAATCACTTAACATTGATATTGAAAAAATTAAACAACTTATTCAAAACAAAGTAAAAGGATTAGCTGCTGGTGGCATGCCAACAGGTGTCATGAGAACTAATCAAGCTGGTGTTATGGAGAGAGATTATAGGGATGAAGGTGGTTTTGTACCTGTTGGAATAAAAGAAAGAGCTGATGATGTACCAGCTATGTTAAGTAAAAATGAATTCGTAATGACAGCTGACGCTGTTAGAGGTGCTGGTAATGGCAGCATTGAAAAGGGAGCACAAAAAATGTATGATCAAATGAAAAATTTAGAGAAGAGAGTAGTATAATGGCTGAAGAAACTACACAACGTATATTACCCGCACCGTTTATTGAAGCGGCAGGTAAAACATTTTTAGGAGATCTTGCGAGTGCAACAGGTCAACTTAAATCAGCTGATCTTTCCAAGGTATTTGGACCACAGTTTGTAGCTGCTCAAGACCCTTTACAGGCTCAAGCACAAAAAATAGCTACACAAGGTTTAGGTGCATATCAACCATTTTTACAATCCGCAGCTGCATTAGAAGGAGCTGCAGGAACACAAGCAGGATTAGCTGGTCAGTTTTCTGGCCCTCAAGCTTTCCGACAGTTTATGTCCCCTTATCAAAGAGATGTAATAGATGCTACGTTACAAGAGTTTGATATTCAAGCAGCTAAAGGTATACCAGGTATTGCTGCGCAAGCTGTTGGAGCGGGAGCTCTTGGTGGGGGTAGAGAAGGTGTTCAAAGAGCCGAGTATCAATCATCAAGTGACAGGAACCGAGCAGCATTACAAGCACAATTATTACAACAAGGTTTTGGTCAAGCTCAGCAAGCAGCTCAAACTGCTTTTGGTCAGCAACAACAATTAGCTGCTCAACAACAACAATTGGCTGCGAGTCAATTAGGTTTGGGTAGATCACAACAAGCTTTCTTAGGTCAAGATGTAGGAGCGTTATCAACTCTTGGTGCACAGAACCAAGCATTTAGACAAGCTCAGTTGCAGGCGCAACAACAGTTGGCTCAACAACAATTAAATCAACCGTTAACTGCTGCNCAAGCTTATGGTAGTGGAGTAACAGGTTTGGTTGCTGGATATCCAGGGCAAACAACTCAAATAACAGCACCTAGTCCAAATCCTATCGCAACAGCAATAGGAGCAGGGGGAACACTAGCAGGAATATACAGAGCATTTAATTTAGGAAATACTTAATGAGCAGAACTTTTAAAAGACCAATGTTTAGAAAAGGTGGTAACGTCGGTGTTGGTATTATGTCTGGTATTACAGACAGGGTACAGGCTCAAGATGGCTTTGCAGGTGAAGACTTTCCAACTCCTTCATATTCTAGACAACTAACTGAACTTCAAGCTAATAAACCTATAGACACAAGTGTTACACCATTTACTCCCACGGTATATGAAAATATTGACATAGAAGAAATGGTAGGTACGCCTAAAACTACAGAAGAATATATTGCAGAACTACAAAAAGGCGCTGGAAAATATGGGGGAGCAGATCCTTTAACCACTTTTCTTTTAACAGCGGGTCCACAAGTAGCTAAGGCTACTGGCTTTGCAGATGCCATTTCTAAATTAGGCCCTGCTAATAAAGCTTTGTTGGAAAGACTAGATAAAGAAGCTCAATACCAAAGAGATCTAAGACTAGCTGGAACTAAACTAGGTATAGGTGCAGAGGAGAGAGCAGACCAAAAAACATTTGATCTAAAAAAATTAGACTTAAGCCAAGAAAACCAAGTTAAGTATTTAAACGATCAAAGGAAGTATGAGCAANTAACGGCAGANNATAAACGAGATTACGAGGAAGCNGTAAGANATAAAACTAGAGCTTATCAAAAATTAGATAATGAAGATAAACAAAAATTTGAACAAAGACTTAATTNATNAAGGTAGAGCTTTTGAACTTGAGAAAATTAAAAGAAGAGAAGAATTTGAATTANNTCTAATAGACAAACAAAAAGAGGCACTTGAGTCTTTTACAACAAAAGATTATATAGACACTTATGAAGGCAACAGTGTCCAAGCTGGTAATAGAGCTAAATATGAAAATGATAAAATTCAAACTAAAATGACTGAAAAATTTGGTTCTCAAAATGCAGGATTAGCAGGTGGTATACACGGTGATCTTGAGAAGAAAAAGAAGAAAAAGAATATAGGAAAAGTTTATTACGATGTTGACGATGGTAAATTTAAAAGATTAAGAAGAGATGTAGAAGGTGAGTATAGCTATGAGGTAATAGATATTGATACTTATGAAAAACCTGCTCCAGAAGTAAAAGATCCTAAAAAGGTAAAAGAAAAGAAAATTAAACCAGATAATCCTTTTAGTGCATTTCCAGGAACTGAAGAAGCAGAGAAACAGAAAAAAGAAAGATTTAAAAAACAATCTGAAAGTTTTTCTAAACTACCCGGCGGTTCATTTGATTCATACGACATAGGAGAGTAATTAAATGGCAGAGTTTCTACCTCTTAACACCGCAGAAGAAAATAACGATACATCATGGTATACAGCAGCGGCAGCTGGAATAGCTTCTGGTATTTTAAAAATACCTGAAGGAGTTGTTTCTTTAGGCGCAGAGTTAATTGATTTGGGAGCAGGTACTGAAACTGCTGCTAGTGTAGAACAATTTTTTGATAAATTAAATCCTTTTGAAGAAGTAGCGGAAGAAAGAGCCATTGGTAAACTAACCGAAGCTATAGTTCAAATAGGAGTCCCCGGCACTATTGGTTTTAAAGTGGCTAATAAGATGGCTAGAAATCTTACTGCCAAGGCATTAACGGCAAGACGTAATGGAGCTTACGCAGAATTTGGTAGTAAACAAATTGCTAGAACTCCAGAAATAGCTAAACTTTTTGGGGTAAAAGTAGGAGATACCATAAGACAGGCTGGAGTAAATCCAAGTGCACTTAATCTTCAAAAAGCTTTAAAAAAAGCTAAAGATTTAAATACAAAATCTAGAGTTCCAAGATTTGCAGCGGGTATAACTGGTGGAGCTGGAGGTGAAGCTTTTGTTGCGGATGTAGAAGATATTGGAACCTTCGGAGATATGCTAGGAGGTGGACCAACTAAATTAGATAGAGAAGAAGGTTTTGGAAGAGAAGACGCTCTTAGAAAACTAATGAACAGAGTAAAGTTTGGTTCAGAGTCTTTATTAGTAACGCCTTTTGTGTACGGTGTAGGTAAGTCAGCTAAGTTATTAGCCAATAGAGGAAAAGATCTAGCATATAGTAATTCTAAATTTGCACGATGGTTAGATAAATATATAAGAGCTCCCTTTAGTCCAAGAGGTAATTTAACACAAGAATTGTTTGAAGCTGAAGTTAAAAAAGGAGCTATGAGATCTATAGATAGTAATAGAGCAAAAGAACTCGTAGATAATATTACAAGAGAAGTTGATAGTATATTCCCTGAAACACAATCTATGTTCAATAAATCTGTAAGAACTGAAAAAGAAAAGTTTTTAAAAGGATTAAATGAAATATTATTTGGAGGAGATCTAAAACAGGGTGTTGATGCAAAAAAATTAGATGAACTTTTAGAGGTCATGAAAAAAAGCAACGTGTCTACAGAGTCTAGGCAAGTTATTGTTGGCGGTTTAAATAATGCTAGAGATGAGTTTGTAAAATTAGTTGGTATATTAGATAACAATGCTGCTGGTTCTAAATTAAGTAAAGGTCAAAAAGAATTACAAGCTCTTATGAGTAATAGAGTAACNGGTTGGATAGGCGGAACATATAGAATTTTTGAAGATCAAGGGAAGGGTATGTTTAAGTTTTTTCAAAGATATGAGCCCACAGATGAAGCTTATGAAAACGCAATTAATTTTTTTAGAAACGAAATAGCTAAAGAACAAGGAGACACAGCATTTAAAGCAAGTGGTAATAAATATTTACAAGAAGCTAGGGTGCAAGTGGATGGATTAATAAGAGCTGCTACCAAAGGTCGTAAACCTAAACCATTAGGATTTAATGAGTTTGTTAATAAAACCATGGAAGGTAAACCTGGTGCTCAATTTGTAAAAGAAGTAATTGATGGAACTAGTCTACCACCTAAAGAAATTAGAGAATTGTTTGGTGAAATATCTGATCCAAGATATTCTATTTTTAATGGTATAACTAATTTATCTGCTGTGGCTAGAAACGCAGGTTATCTTTCTAATGTGGCTGCTAAAAATGACGAAGTGCAAGCAGCTGGAGGAAGAGGATTTTTTTGGAACAGTGCAAAAGCTGGAGAAGATGCATTAAATTCTAGAGAAACTGGTATAGAGTTAGTTCCCTTAGATCCCATAATAGCTAAGTTACCTGGGGGTGGAAAAATTACAAATCCTTTAGCAAATAAATTTACAACTGCAGAAATAGCGGAAGGAATAAAAAATGCTAACAACATAGCAGATGGGCTTCAAGGTTTTGTAAGAGGTGAAGGCAAAGAAGGAGCCGAAGCTGTGGCTAGTTGGATGTATAGAAATTTATTATTATTTCCAAAAGGGGTATCTCAGTTAGCTAAAACTGTTCTTTCTGTCCCTACCCACATACGTAATTTTATAAGTGCATTTGGTTTTGCTGGTGCTAACGGTAACTTATTTGAACCAACCTTCTATACAGGTGCATTTAAAGAAGGTATAGAAAAATCTGGATTATTAAAATTAGGTGCTCCAGATGCTAAACAATTAGAAGCGTACAGAGAATTAATAGATTTAGGTGTAGTAAATTCACAAGTACAAATAGGAGATTTAAAAGCACTGTTAAGAGATATTAGATTTGGAGAACAAGCGGCTAATGTAGATACCATCTTAAGTCCTATGATGGCTAAACTAAAAAAAATAGGACAGTTTGCTCAAGGTAAATATGTAGCTGAAGACGATGCATTTAAAATTACAAATTTTATAGTGGAGAGAGAAAAACTATCAAGAGCTTATGCAAAACAAGCAGGTGCGCAAGGATTAAAAAAAGGTGATACGCTTACAAATATATTTACAGGACAAAAAGTTGCATACGACCCGGCAACATACGAAAGGTTTTTAAAAGAACAAGCAGCTGATATTGTAAAAAATACAGTTCCTAATTATTCTTTTGTTGGATCAGCTGTTAGAACAGCTAGATTATTTCCCGTAGGTAATTTTATGTCTTTTCCATCTGAGATGATTAGAACTACAACTAATATTGCAGAGCTTGGCTTAAAACAAATGAGACACGTACCTGAAGCAGGTGTAACTGTTAGGGGGTCTAACCTTAGCCCTGTTATTATAGAGGTGTTAGAAGACGGAACTACTAGAACAGTTAAAAATAATAATCCATTTTATGGTGATGGTTTTAAAAGATTATTAGGAATGGCTACGTTTACAACAGGTGTACCAGTTGCTTTAACTGAAGGAGCTAAAGCCATGTACGATATATCTCAAGATGAGTTAGATGCTCTTAGAAGATTTGTACCTGAATGGTCTAAAAACTCTACACTAATTCCTATAAAAGATGACGATGGTGAATTAAGATATATAGATTTTAGTCACAGTAATGCCTACGATGTTATAGCAAGACCTTTAAGAACAGTTTTAAATAATATTCAAGACGGTCAAATGAATGATCAACAAATATTAAGTAGTTTTGTAAGTGGTGTTAATGAAGCTGGCGCAGAAATAATGAATCCATTTATTGCTGAATCTATTTGGACAGAAGCAGTGGGAGATNTAACTGTTAGAGGTGGTATAACTAAAGATGGNAGAAGATTATATACTGAACAAACACCTACAGGTGATAAAGCTGCAATTAGATTTTTACATTTAGGTAATGCATTGGCTCCTTCATACAAACAATTTGTAAGATTAGCTCAAGCTGCAACAGAATCACCAACAAGAACTGGTCAAGTATTAGATGTAGGATCTGAGGTAGCGGGTTTCATGGGATTAAGACCTATCAAAGTAGATCCNTTAAGATCTATGAATTTTAAAATAGCTGAATATCAAAGAGGTATTAGAAATGCTAGAAGAGAATTTACAGGGGGTTATTTTGGTTTATTAAGNGGAGGACCTATTGATCCTAATGATGTTATTAAAAGATATGTTTTATCAAATAAAGCTAAATTTGATGTTCAACAAAATATGTTTAATGACATAAATGCAGCTGAAATTTTAGGGGTAGAGAATAGTGATTTAAGAAGATCTTTTGGTGAGAGACAAATTAGTGATGAAGCCTTTAATAGTTTACAAAGAGGAAGGTTTGATCCTTTCTTTCCTTCTGATGAAATACGAAAAAGGTTTAGGGAGATTGCTAATGAGTTGGGAGAAGATGATGCTTTTATAGAATCGCTTCCAGCTCTAAACGAAATAAGAAATGAATTAAGACAATTAGATTTAAATGAACCGTTTCAAATTGATATAAACGAATATCTAATAGAAGAGATACAAACACCACCGTTACCAGTATCTGTTACGTCAGCTATGCCTAATGATCAAACAATTACTCAAGGTCAAAACATCTTACAACAAGCACAGTTAACGGAGAATGGATTAACTGCAACTGAAAATGCTTTTTTACGTGAGGAAGATAAGGAACTTATTAGAAGAAGCAGAGGAATTACAAATGCCTAATGGAGATAAATTGAAACCCAAAACTACAAGAGAGCACTTGCTTTCTATCTACGGATATATAACAGGATTGAAAAATGATGTTAAACATATGCACGAAGGTATACACGATTTGGGCGGTAAGATAGACAAGATCTATTGGGTGTTATTGGGTACTGTTGGGGCAGTATCACTTCTATT